AGAGTCTGCTTGTACCACTAAGCTTGTACGATCATCACGTACACGATCACTCACACGGCGATCAGGAGAAGGGACTGTCAAGCTAAAACTTTTAAAGCTAGCTTTGTCAGCAGCTAGGTTAGAAACTTTTGCGTAACCGATAAGTTCGAAAGCTTCAACACCAGGCCAGCCAAAAACACCCTCATCATTGTAACCAGAAAGATTTTTTGTCTGATTACCTGGCTGAAGAATAGCTCCAGCGGAAGACTTGTAAGTTGCCATTAGTTATGTACCTCCTTACTCAGTTACGGTGAAGGCGGTTGTGATGAAGTCCTTGTTTAAGTTCGCAAAGCCAGCGTATAGCTGCCATATGAGAATGATAAACCGGCTGAAGTCATCATTATTATTAATGAGAACTTGAGCGTTTGGACCACCAATACCTACACCAATAGCCTGAGGACCGAAAAATAATCCAGCAGGAGTAGTCTTAGATACAGCACCTGCACCGTCTCCGATGTTTGCTGTAATTGATTTGGCAGGGAAGTTGGTTGACTCGAAGAATCTTACTCCCTCGAAGACGAAACCGCTTGGCATCACTGGCTCTCCACCTACAAACTGAGCTTGGCCATACTGACCGCCAGCGTAGATAGCTTGGTTAGGACCACCAGCACCCATAAGAGGGTTGCCTTGTCCCATGCCTGGGTAACGTGCAACTTCACGGAATCCTTGATCTGCTCTTAGATCCTTCATGAATGAAGGGTCAGCGATACAGCGGTAGTATCCGTCACCAAATACTGGTACATGACGCTTACGTAAACTCTTAACTACTTCAAGTAGGTCAGTTTTTACGTTGAACTTAAATCGTTCAGATGCGTACTCTGTAGCAGAATATGTTGCTAGTGTTGTGGAGTTAGTCTTTGCTTTACCGTTTGGATAGTAGTAACCACCCTGAGTATCGCTACTTTGTCCACGTGATTCACTCTTGAATAGTTCATCGAGGAAGACTCTGTCTCTCCAACGACGATAATCATCTAAAAGAGTGAGCGATCCAATGCTCTGATGGAACATATTTAAGTTCCCAGTATCGAGCAAAAGTCGCTGTGCTGTCATCAAAGTCTCACGAGCAATTTTGAAAGTGCTTGGGAGATTTGTGTTGTTTGGATCGGCTGGACCTGTGTACTCACGAAGAGATACAAGAACCTTGTCCTTGACAATAGATCTGCTGTTTGCTGTACCTATGGTTTGATCCTGAGTACGCTCACGGCTGGTCTTTGTTCCAGGATTGCCGAAGAACCTGTAACGGTCAAGTTGAACCGTTTGGCCAGGTTGTTTAGTGAAGTCATGTACAACTACTGGTTCAGTAGCCATCTCCACTACATATGCTGGATGAGGGCGGTATAGTTCCGCTCCCAACAGCTTCGGAAAATCGTTATCAATAAACATGTTGGTTTTTCAGCGCAAGAATTTGCTGATACCAGAGGAACTAGTCCTCTATAGATGGAAAAAATATTCCATTGTAAAAATTATACCAAGGGTTTATCAATCTACTTATGTAAGTCGTTCTAATTTATACGACGTTGTAGGGAGAATATGTCGTAGGAGGAACGGTTCCCATTCTTCCAAATGGGTTGATATATCCATCTTCAGGTTGTAAATCTGGTGCTTTACCTAGTTGATCTTCTTTCATCAACATAGATAAAATAAGTGCTTGTTTTGCTTTTGCAGTATCCATTGATATAAAAAAATAATAGGGGTGGAGGTTTTTATTCCACTCACCCCTTATTAAGGTATTACTCCATTACAAGGAGTTTTTGACGGAATATTTCAGGACTCTGTTGTGCTGCATTAAGGTACTTCCATGCCTGTGCAGGATCTCTATCAGCTAAGTTGCCAAAGCTGTTCCAGAACTCTTCAGGATTACCTTGCTGAGCTTGTGGCTGTGGAGGTGCAGGCATCTCTGGACGCTGTGGTGCAGGAGCCTGAGGAGCAGCGTTTTGGAACTGTTGTCCTACGAACCTACCATTAGCAGGTGCTTCCTGTTCTACAGGATGAGGACCATTAGGACCAAAGAACTCACAAGTATAATCAGCTAACGTATCTGGGTTAGTAAGAATCTGCTCATAAGCTTTATGCTCATTAACTAATTCCTGTAATAATCCAGTTGCTTCTTGTAATTGACCATTAGTTGTTACTAATGAATCTTCAATCTGACAAGCATAGTTGTTAAGTAATGCTGGAGCATCTGCACCAAAATGATTAATTACTTCAAGACTTGCTTCGCTTACCCCGTTTTGTCTTAGCTGATCCGCTGTCACTTCCGTAGACATTTGGGAAGAGGCGTTGGAGTAACCCTGGCTGTTCCCGTTCGAAGGCATATATGTCTGCGCTGCCGGGTCGCTGTACTGGGTTGTCGCTTGGGAACCGTAATTGGCCTGAACGCCTGAGGGGGTCGTTGTCGATTGTTGACCCTGGAACGGGAATTGGACTGGTGAACTCAGGAGGTTCACTACCTTGTCGAACGCGTCCCTGTATGGATTCTCCGCCTGCTGTGGCTGCGGCGCTTGCGGTGCCTGGTAGCCCGATGGAGTAGGGCTGTATTGGAGTCCCTGAACCCCCATCTGGGCTGGCGCTTGTGGAGCTGGTGCCGCCATCGGCTGGGCGCCTGCTGTCCACTGTGGTGTTGTTGCCACTGCTGGTGCCTGCGCTGCCGTTTGTGCTACCGGAGCCCCGGAGCTGATCGGCTGGGTCGGGGATACTTGGGGTGCCGATTGGGTCGGCGCTACGGTATCGGCCTGCATAGGTTACCTCTTTTTGTAAACTTTCGAGTGTACGATATAAAAATGGAGTGAGATTTAATCTCGGATCTGCAGCAATCGGTAAATTCGGCTGCTGCGGATGAGGCGTTCTCATTTCTTGATTGACTAAGTCAATAAGACCTGAATAAGCCCTCTGTAGTTCCCCAACAACTCTGAACGGAAATCCTGATAACATACCAGCAATTTCGTCGTCAGTTTTAGATGGGAATAAATACTTCAGTGCTTCTATGCTATCAACGCCTAATTCTTGTAGGTTTCGTACGAAGATAGATTGATTTAATTTATCTTGTGCTGTGTCTTCATAAACAGGACCCATCCAACGCCATAAAACTGTCCTATCTCCATCAGGAGCAAGTCCTAAAACACCTACAGGAACATCACCAGATCTGATAACTTCTTCTATTGTTTGGTCTAATTTTTGTTCATATTTTGCTTTTGCATCCTCATATTTTTGCATCGCTTTATCATCATCTTCCTCATCAACAGGAGGTTCTGGATATTTAATTCCTGTGGAAAATGCCAACGACTTTCTGAAGATCTGTTCCTCTTGGAAAAGAATTAATTCAAAACACTTACAAACTCCATATTGATATAACTGTAGACACTTTTTCTTAGCTGTAGCACTTACACGACCATAAGCAGATTTTATCTCAGTTGCAGTTACATTAGTGATACTTAAATCATCAATACCACCTAAAGCTAAACGTATTTCACTTCTAAGTTGTTCTGAGTATCTTGCTTGATCTGTACTTACAGCATTAGGTGTAATAAAACCAACACGATCAGATGGTTCTAAGTTTGCGATAACTCTTGGTACACGCATACCACTACCAGGCTTCCCTAGATAACCTGGCTGCTGTCTTGATATTGGATCTTGTTTAAATGTAGATCCAGAAAGTAAAGAATCAGATCCAAAGCCTGATTGACTAGATATACTAGGACGTTGTACTGCACCATCAGAATCACTCTCTACAATGTCTTGCTTTGGTCTAGAAGATAGGAGAGTAGGGTTACCGAAGAATGATAAGTTAGCTCTTATATTTTTAACCATTTCATCATGAGCGATGATTTGGTTAGCTAACATCTCAAATTCACCAGCTCCATCAGTTCCAAATGCATCAGGGTTATTAAATACCTCAACGCATGGGATAAACTGCATAGTGTTTTTCACCACTGTTTTATTTAACGTGGCGACTTCCATTACCTCCTGATCAAAATTAATTTCTTGTTCAGTATGTGTTTCTTCAATCTCAAGAGGAGTAATCCTCAAACGCATGTATCTTTTGTCAGTACCTAAACCAACATTCTTAATTCCTTTATTTGATTTAACTTTATAAGGATAGATCAGGATTACTTCTTCAAGGTCTCCTTCTGGTGAGTAATATGTTCTATAAGAATCTTTATCAAACCAATAAATCCTGTAAGTTTTCTTTGTAGGTCTTATATAAAATAAACCTTTTCCATAAGCTAAAAACCTATCCCAGATTGAATCTAATCTTGCATCTAATTTATTGAATTTAATTACCTGTTGTATAAAATCAAATCTCTGTGTCCCAAAATTATCTTGTTGGGGAAAGAACTCAACGCCTTGGCGTATCCCAAACATTTTCATTTGGGATAAATGAGCATTAACCAGCATGGTGTCAGCTGGTCCTGTTCCATCTCTCTTTATGACCGAATTTAAAATTCGATCCAGAACAGTTTTGCTATTGCTGTCACTCATTGTTTTTAATTAAGTCTTATTCTTCAATGGCATACCCAGCATGTATTCGTCTGAGGGTAATAATTTCATCCTCGACTTCACATGCAAACCTTTCATTTGGTTGAATAGATAAGTCGTGACAAAGTTCATCAGGTAGAGGGATGACTACGGAACCGTAAGCATCTTGCTCGATCTCTAACGTGTGGTAGCTGGTTGACATTGGTTAGTGTTCTTTCCAGTTTAAATCGTCAATACTCTAACTCTAGTTTTCCTCGGGTCATTAATCCATTACATAGCCATACCAGAGCATCTACACAATCATCGTGTGAACTGACGCCAAAATTTATGATTTCATCCGTCAATGGACCAAATTTTCTATACTTATTAAACAAGATTTTACGTTGCTCAAAAAGACCCATAATACCTCTAAAACGTGCAACTTTATCTCCTTTAAAACCTTTTACTGGATGCCAGATTAAATTATATAATCCATGGTCACCCTGACATATTCTTCTAAAGTCAGCTTCCAAAGAAGCCTGATATGCTACGGCTTCTGACCAAATATCTACATTACTTCCTGTAGCAAAGTAAGTCTTACCATCTGTATGCACGACCCCCCATTCTTCCATCATTTCCATTAATGCTTCTAACTTTTCAAGGTTACCCATAATTCTTAATCTCTTACAATCAATCACATGTATTTTGTTCCCTACTCTCCCTCCCATCACAAAAACAGTGTAATCATTTTGTTCTCTAACACCTGCAGATAAATCAACACCTACACCAAGTCTTTCAAAATCTGTTGATATATTTCCTTTAACAATCAAATCAGGTGACAAAGATAATTCACTTGTTTGAATAATTTGATTCTGATACTGAAAACTAAATGCAACAGGAGCTTGTCTTCTCCTATCTCTTAGATAATCTAAAGACCACATCTCAGGCCAATACGATATCTCGTCCCCTTCTTTATCAACTGTGATAGCTGATTGAACAATTTGTACCCAGTCATTAGAAGGTATAAAAGTGCTTTTATGAATATCGTCATGTCTAAAGCGAGTACCGAGACAGATTGCTCTTGCACCTTCAAACATGGTTGGAACAATAACAGAGTTCCAGTTATCCTCCATTGCTTGGCGAATATCTTTATTCTTGATGTCATCC